CCTCTACCACTTCTGCTCAAACCGCCCTAGGCTTTCATATAAGGTCTGGCGTGGTTTGTGTTCCTGCCCATTTCTACCTTCCAGTAGATCTAGGCACGGTCAGTAGGTGTACCATCACCGTAGCAGGTGTCGAGTACGATATTGACTGGCCTAGGTGGGACAACACGATAATGGCAGAAGAAGAGGACATGATATACTTCAAACTCCCCGACAATGTTCCGAAACTTAAGCAGTTAAAGGACTATTTTATGTCTGAGGATGATGGAGTTATAGAGACCTTTGGTCACCCCATGGATATTCTTGCGCTCACCAAATCTGGTCAGCCTTTCCCGAAACCAGTCAATCGTAACTATACGCTTAAGAACGTTAGATATGAGGAAGCTGGTCATACTTTCCTAATAGAAACACCCGTAACTTATTTAGGAAAGACTGAGAGTGGAGATTCCGGTGCTTTGCTGTGTTCAGCAGGCCCTCAAGGTAGAGTTGTTCTATCTGGTATGCATGCAGGAGTTAATAAGTCAACTACGCACACAGTTGGTGTTGCCATTCCGTTGACCAAAGAGCTCCTTGAGTATATGGTTCAGGCTGTTGAGGCCACTTATGTGGTTGAGCAGGATGAGCACCATAGTATGGAGGTTCAGAGTGCTGCTTTTCCGCTTGAAGTGAAAGAATTTGTGTCTATGGACAGAGTTCATTACCCCCCTAGGTTTTCTAAGATCAAGAAGAGTAAGCTGTACAATGCCTTTGGGCCTGCTATAAAGAGGCCCGCCTTGCTCTATGCTAGAGAAGGTGAGCCTGACCCGCTTATGAAAGCCATTGGGAAGATGCACCAAGTGCAGACACCTGAGTATCCTTTTGACAAGGAGAAGCTGATGAATTTTCTCAAGCACACTTACCCCCGTGCCAAGATCAATGGCCTGAAACCTCAGGTTGTATCTTGGGATGAGGCTCTCCGAGGTGACAGTTTTAAGAAGTCTCAATCTATAAACTACAATACTTCCTCAGGCTACGGATACTCCAAAGGCAAACGTGGTAAGAGTTCGTACTTAGTTAAGAATCCTGACGATACTTACGATTATGATCCCGAGTTTCTTGCAGAACTAGAGACGTTTTGGTCTGAGCTCCTTAAAGGGAATCAGATTGAAGTTTTGTGGGCCGACTTTCTTAAAGATGAAGTTAGGCTTCATGAGAAGGTTGACGAGTTCAAAACGCGCTTAGTTAGCGGTTGTCAGATACATTATCTTTTCATTATGAGAAGGATGTTTCTGGATAAGATAACGCATACTTACGCGAATTGTGTTGAGAAACCCTTGGCTACTGGCCTTAATGTGCATTCCATGCAATACTCTATGTTGAACTACAGACTCAAACAGAAAGACGGATCTGTTATAGCAG